GTAAACAAGTTTAACAACTAAAAAGACAACAAAAAATACTATTGATTAATAAATGCCAACCGCCAAGAAAGCTTTTTAAATCAAAGTTTATATGTCTTATTTAACTATGCATTTAGTAAAGATTATTAATCTAATAAAGTCAACGCAGTTTTTTAAAAAGTTGTTAAATTTGTTTACGAATATAAAAGAAAGGAAAGTAAAAAATGAATACACCACAAATTTTCAATTTCGAACAAAACGAGGTTCGAACTGTTTTAGTAAATGATGAACCATATTTTGTAGGGAAAGACGTTGCAAGTGTTTTGGGTTATTCAAACACTAAAGATGCTTTGTCGCGGCATGTAGATTTGGAAGATAAGATGGGGTCGCGAATCACGACCTCAGGTCAATCGAGAGAGATGACGATTATCAACGAATCAGGTCTATACAGTTTAATACTTAAATCCAAGCTACCAAACGCAAAGAAGTTCAAACGTTGGGTAACGAGTGAAGTGTTGCCAGCAATTAGAAAACATGGAGGTTATCTAACTCCAGAAAAAGTAGAAGAAGCTTTGCTTAATCCAGATACAATCATTCAATTAGCAACTCAACTAAAAGAAGAAAGAACTGGAAGATTAATCGCAGAACAAAAGATTGCAGAGTACGAACCTAAAATCTCCTATTTAGATAGCATATTATCTTCTACAGATTCAGTAACAATTAGTCAGATTGCAGCAGATTATGGGATGTCTCCACAACAGATGAATAAATTACTTCATAAACTAGGTATTCAGAAAAAAGTCGGTAACCAATGGTTATTGTGCAAAAAACACATGAACCAAGGATACACAAAATCTCATACAACTGAGATCCCGAAAGCCGATGGTGGCACTAAAATTGTAATGAATACCAAATGGACACAGAAAGGGCGTCTATTTATCTACGAATTACTAAAAAAAGAAGGCTATTACCCTCAAATGGATTTAGAAGAAATTGGTTAGAAAGGAGTTTTAGTATGACTGATATTGCAGAAATCACTCAACGAGATAGAGAAAAAATCAAAGAATATGTCGAAAGTTCAAAGTTCTTAACTTACACCATGCTTGCTGAAAGATTTGGAATTAGCAAAAGCTACTTATCTTTAATTTTAAACGGTAAAAAGACTTCTGCAGAAGCAAATAGAATCATAGATTCGATTATTACTATGTACGAATTATAAATACAGGAGGAAACAACCAATGGAACAACTAGCTTTAGTTAACCTCTCGGCTCTCAAAGCTTCTTTGGCAGAATCTGAGATTGCAAATGAAGTGTGGGATACAAAGCAAGCTGCGGAATATTTGAAAACCACAACACGCACGCTAACTAAAGATGCCGAGTCCGGAAAAATTCCAGCGGCGAAAGTTGGCAGAGAATGGAGATTTAGTAGTATCGCTTTGTATCAGTATTTAAAAGGAGGTCAACATGGGAAAGTTTAATCGAACATTAGTATTCAGCGCACCGCTAATCATCTACGCTTTAGGACTTTGGGGAAGCAGGCAAGCATTAATCGGCACGATCGTTTACATGGTTTGGATTTTTATGGGGCTTGATGAAGCTGAGTACAAAACAAAAAAGCCAACCAGGGAGGCTGACTAAAGTGTGGTTCTGTTTATTAGGTGTTTATCTCGTGGCCGTTTTAGTAAATAACTACATGAGAAAACGCGGCGAATACTGGTATACATCCTATGCGGTTCTAGTATGTCTAATGCTTACAATTTTTCTAATGATTTATTCAAAATAGGTAATACTTTGTCAATCAAATAAGTTTCAAGAGATTTTTGTTCTGCATTAGTGTTGCCGTAACCAAAACGGCTTAAGAAAATTTTCATAACCTCTATATCTTCATTTTGAATATATGGCAGGACTGCATAACCTGATGCTTTTACAAAGGAAATAAACTATCTTTTTATATTTTACCACAGAAAGGAATGAACCGTAAATGCTAATTGCAACGGATACACTAGACCGCATCTTTTTAAAAGACGAATACAAACTGCGCAATATAGATGCGTCAGGAATTTTAGTATTTGATCTTTATGACAATGGAAAAATTGGTATCTATCAAGCAAGTGATATTGAAGAAACAAACCTTGCTTTCGAACAAATTGATGATTCTGTGGAATTGGATTTAGATGAGGCAATCCTAGCTTTTGAACAAATTGCAAAATTATTAAAGGAGGCACAAAAGAATGGCAACTCTTTACCAACTCAGCGAGTCATATATCAAAGTCCTGGAACTGGCAGAACAATTGGATGAAGAAATTCTTCGCGATACTCTCGATTCGATTAATGAAGCGATCGAGTATAAGGCAGAAAACTTAGCAAAAATAGTTAAAGAAGTAGAAGGGAAAGCTGAGTTAATCGATAGTGAAATTAAACGTCTACAGGAACGTAAGACATCGCTTTTGAACAATGCTAAGAGTATCAAACACTATTTACAAGAGGAAATGGAAAAGACTGGTAAAACGAAGATTAAAGGTGAATTATTCAACATTGGAATTCAAAATAATCCAGTATCAGTCAATGTAATCAATGAGAACTTAATTCCAAAAGGATTCTTTACCCCTGTGCCTCCCAAATTGGATAAAAAGCAATTGAAGGAGGAACTGAAGCACGGAGATATTCCTGGTGCTGAACTCGTCCAAACAAAAGGTTTGAGGATAAGATAGGAGGCAATATTCGTGGAAATTAAAAGCGCAACAGATATTCTTCGTGATAAAGACTGGAGAATAATGATTTATGCAAAACCAGGTACAGGTAAGACGTCACTTGTTCAATTTTTAAAAGGAAAGACTTTAGTGTTGGATATGGATGATTCTTCAAAAGTATTAGCAGGTTTGCCTAATGTGGATGTAATCTCGTTTGATCGTGTTAAACCACATGAATTCATTACTGAATTTATTAAAGAGGTTCCTGAACTAGTTGAAAATTATGACAATCTTGTTATCGATAATATTTCAAGTTTTGAAAAAGACTGGTTTGTAGAACGTGGAAGATCTTCTAAAAATGGAATTAGTAATGAAATTCAAGATTACTCACAATGGACGAACTATTTTGCTCGAATTATGACTACCATTTATCTATTAAAAGACATCAATATTTTAGTAACTGCATGGGAAAATCAGCGTGAAATAACTACTGAACGCGGACAAGTATTTAATCAGTATGCACCACAAATCAGAGATAGTGTCAGAGATAATCTTATGGGTCTGACTGATATCGTTGGGCGAATGATTATCAATCCAGATACTGGCAATCGAGGGATTATCTTAGAAGGTAATGATGCTGTTTATGCTAAGAACAGACTAGATGAACGAAAAGCTACACCTGCAGAAGAATTGTTCTTCATAGGCGGTGAACCGAATGTATCAACTCCGACCGTATCAGATTAAGCTAGTTCAAGAAGCCAGAAAACATCTATCTCAAGGGAAAAAGGGAGTATTGATCCAATCGCCACCAGGAAGTGGCAAATCAGTTGTAATTGCAGAAATTGTTCGATTAGCAACAATAAAAGGCGGCATAGTACTATTTCTTGCCCACAGGAGAGAGTTACTGGATAACATTCGAGAAACACTTGAACAAAATGATGTAGATTTATCAAAAGTCATAATATTGTCAGCTGTAATGGCTAAGAACAGGTTAAATAAATTGCCAAAGCTGTCTCTGATAATTACGGATGAAGGACATCATGGTAAAGCGAAAACTTATATGGATATTTATAACCATTTTAAAGAAATTCCTAGATTAGGTTTTACTGCTACACCATACAGACTCAGCGGAGAAGGATTTACAGATATATACGAAGAAATGGTAGAAGGACCATCCATACAGTGGTTGATTGATCAGCACAATCTAGCACCTTATCGTTGGTACTCTATTCCTTTGATTGATCGTTCTAAAGTAGATTTTAAAAATATGTCACGTGAAGCTGAAAGCTCTGCGCGATTATTCGAGTCAGATGCCACAATTCAAGGCGACATTGTTGAAAATTATAAAAAATATGCGGATGGTCAACAAGCAATTGTTTATGCTCCAACGATTCAGGTAAGCAAGATGATTGTTAAATGGTTTAACGACAATGGAATATATGCGGTTCATGCAGATGGAAAAACACCTACCAAAGAACGTGATGATATTATGGCAAATTTCAAATCGAAAAAAATCACTATATTATCAAATGTCGATTTAATCAGCGAAGGATTTAATGTACCAGATGTTGGAGTGATTATACTTTGCAGGCCTACGCAATCAATCGTCTTACATTTACAACAGTCTATGCGAGGCATGAGATATCGAGAAAATAAGACTTCGATTGTGTTAGATCATGTTGGGAACGGAGCTAACTTAGGTTTACCTACTGATGAATTTGAATGGTCGTTAAGCGCGAGGAAAAAGAAGAGTAATGGAAGTAGCAGCGAAGCGCCTAGAATGACTTGCTCAACATGTGGACAGCAGTTTCTTCTGAAGAGCTTATTAAAGATAGAAAATAAACCACATTGCCCGTTCTGCTTACAAGAAATAGTAATTAAAGAAAAAGAAAATTCCATTACTTTTGATGAAGCGGTTCAAATGGTGGAATTGAATGCAGAAAATGCCAAGCTAGCGCGACTTTCAAGAAAGAAATTTTCAAAAAAACAATCTTTAGAATTAAATTATGCGATTGCAAAAGCAAAGGTAAGTTTTGAAGGTAAAGGAAATCCGCTTTTTAAAATGTTTGGCTCACTCACTGCTTATCAAGGACAACATTACTCCATCGATCAATTAGAAGAATTATCGTTGATCAAAGATGTATCAATGGAATCAATTTTAAGAGCTTATAAATGGGCTTTGGAAAAACTCAATTCAAAACAAGAAGAACCCGAATGGGTAAAAAATACATTTTATTAAGGAAGAGGTAATTAATTATGACAGCATTTAAAGTAGATTACAATGAAGCACAAGATTTTGGAGCAGTACCAGACGGAGATTATGAGGTAGTTATTTTCAACGTTACGGAAGGTGCCTCAAATGGCGGCACAGAGTTCATTAATTTTGATATGGTCATCAGAAATGATATTAAACAGCCACGACAAAACAGTCATCTTTTCCATAGAGTTTGGAAAAGTAAAGAAACTGGCAAATATAATCGTGGAATGATCATGTCACTAGCGAAATCATTTGGCCTTCCTGATGGAAAGGAATATCAATCATTCGAAAATTTTCTTGAAGATTTTGCTATGAGACCAGCGAAAGTAAAAGTAAAGAACGAACAATCGGAGTACAACGGGAAAACGTATGACAATACAAATATTAAAAAATTTGAAACCACTAAGTTTCCAGAACTCCAACATCAATGGAAGAAAAGCAACGCTGAAAAATCTGTAAATTCCTCACCAGCATTTGATATTTCAGATGATGACCTTCCATTCTAATGAATAATTACGAGCGTATTCCCTTAGAGTTGCGTGAGTTAAATCAGTGGGGGATTTATAAACGCTCATGGAACGAACAACGAGGGAAATGGAGTAAGAAACCTTATGATCCATTTACTGGAGAATTAGGCAGCAGTACAAATGAGAGCAAGTGGTCTGATTTCAAGACCGCTCTCTCAGCTGTTTCAACTTTTAATGCAGATGGCCTAGCTTTTTATTTTAAACCACCTTATATAGGTATTGATTTAGATGATATAGGTGATGATTTAGAAAGGTATCTTCAAGGCGATGTAGAAAATAACTTAGTTTACGTTTTTATGAATTCTACAAAAACATATTCAGAAATATCAATGAGTGGCAAGGGAATCCATATTATAGGTAAAGCAGCAATCCCTGGAGAAAGACGTAGAAAAGGGAATGTCGAAATGTATACCGAAGGTAGGTTCTTTGCTATTACAGGTAACTTCTTTGGTAATAATGAAGAAATTAATGAGATACCTGAAATACAAATGAATTTCTTATACAAGCGATATTTAGAAAATGAAACAGTAATAAAACAAGATTTTTCTAAAAGTAATTGGTCAGACGGAAATGACTTATCTGTCAACGAGATCATACAAACAGCGGTGAATTCTTCCACAGGTAATCGTTTTAGATTATTCATGGATGGAGGATGGGAAAAAATATATGATAGCCAATCTGAAGCAGATTTAGCATTTGCAAATGATTTAGCTTTTTGGACTGCTGGAGATTTTCAAAAGATGGATGAAATATTCCGAATGTCTTCGTTGTTTCGAGATAAATATGATCAGAAACGCGGAAAGACAACCTATGGAATAGGGCTTTTAAATAAAGCCATATCTGAGAATACCAATCATTATACTGGCAAAAAAACAGCTGATGATTATTTTCTTTCCATCCCAGGTATCACTGTGGACGAAACTAAACCGACTAAGTTTTATAGTTATGATGATACAGGAAATGCAGAAAGATATCTTGATTTGTTTGGATCATTTACAAAATACAGTTACGTAAATAAATGCTGGTATTTTTATAACGGTAAAAACTGGGAACAAGACAATATCGGTGCCGTTCGAAAATGGGTAGATCAGACTATCGAGATATTCAAAAACGAACCTGTTTCGATACCTAAAGATGCGACTGAAGATGAAGAAAAAGCCTATATTGAAGCAAAAGAGAAACATTTAAGAAGGTCTAGAAACAATGCTGGAAAAGAAGCCATGACACGTGAGTTGAAACACCAAGTAGCGATACTTCCTGATGAATTTAATAGTGATGATATGCTGTTCAACGCTCAAAACGGTTATCTAGATCTTTCTAATGGCATTTTATACGAACACGATATTTCTAAAATGTTCACTCGAATTTCTAACGCTGAGTATACGGATAAAAGTGATTGTCCACGTTGGAAGCTGTTTTTAGAACAGATATTTGACAATAACACTGAATTGATTCGCTATATTCAAAAAGCTGTTGGGTATTCTATGAGTGCATCAATAAGAGAACAAGTCATGTTCATCCTTTTCGGTAATGGAAGAAATGGTAAATCTGTTTTCTTAGATATCGTTTCTGAAATAATGGGAAGTTATGCCATGGGAATGCAAGCATCAAGCTTGATGGTTAAACAAGGTGGTAGCAGCGGTCATAACGAAGATATTGCACGATTAAATGGCGCACGTCTAGTAACGTCCTCGGAGCCAAATGAAGGCGTAAGAATGGATGAAGGTTTAATCAAACAACTAACTGGTGGGGATAAAGTGTCAGCATCCTATAAAGGAGGCCACATGTTTGACTATAAACCTAAATATAAGATTTGGCTTGCAACTAATCATAAGCCGATCATCAGAGGAAATGATGATGGTATTTGGCGAAGATTACCATTAATTCCTTTCACTGTACAAATTCCGTTAGATAAAGTGGATAAGAATTTGAGAGAAAAATTGATGCGCGAATTGCCAGGAATATTCAATTGGGCAGTAGAAGGATGTTTGATGTGGCAAAGAGAAGGGTTGAATCCACCGGCCGATATTCAGAAAGCTACAATGGAATATCGAAAAGAAATGGATATTATAGGTGCTTTTATAGATGAATGTTGCGAAACAGGACCTGGTTATTCAATCGGGGCAACGGATCTATTTAAAGCATACGATAAATGGGCAAGAGATATGAATGAACATCCATTCAGTCAGACCCAGTTTGGTAAGAAAGCTGCGGACAGGTTTGAGAAATCAAAATCAAAAGGAAAAGTTGTTTATCGGGGAATTGATTTAAAAAAAGAGTTTAGAGAATTTAACGTATTAGTTCCTGGGTTGTGAAACAAAAAAGTTTCACAAATGCGTGTAGGTAGACAGTTGGGTAGATAGTAAGTAGATAGTTTTTTACAAACTGTCTACCCGATAAAACCTTTGGGGCTGTAAGGCTCATTACTGTTAGGTAGATAGTAGGGATAGTTTATATATATAGTAAATAAAATAATAAAAATAAGGAAATATATAAAAATACAGAAGCAACCTAGAAATAACTGTCTACTGTCTACCCGAACTGGTTAATACTTAGAGCCACAAGGGATAGAGCGATTATAAACTGTCTACCCATGTATATATACTATCTACCCGAGCAGGAGGCGCTTATGACAGCAGAAATTGAAATACAAAATGCCATTCGAAGAGAATTACCAAAATATGGTCATTTTGTTTATAGAGGCAATGTGGGCAAAGTGAAGACGATTGATGGCAGATGGTTCGATACTGGATTGCCCAAAGGATGGCCAGATTTATTTGGATGGACTAAAGAGGGAAAATTTTTCGCCATTGAAGTGAAGAACGAAAAAGGAAAGTTGAGACCAGACCAAGTGAAGTTTGGTGATTTTTTGCAAAAGCAACCAGTCCTATATGGTGTTGCACGATCAGTGGAAGAAGCATTGAAAATTGTGGAGGAATCATCATGACAACAGAAGAAGTGATTCAAATGCGAATTCGAAGCATTCAACGTGAAATTGACGATCTGGAACGAACAAAGGCAGTGATGGTTAATGAAACGTCGAGAAAGGCAATCGATTTACACATTGAGAATTTAAGAAGGGAAATTCGTAGATTGGAGGAATGAGCGTGGATAAGAAAGCAGCAATGAAACGAATCATTGAACTGACACANTCNGANNNTTGGCAAGAAGACAAAGAAATAGTTGCAGAAGTCCAAAAGCTNGGNAAATCAATGTGGACTGAAAAGCCCAAACGGAGAACGCCGAGAAAAATTGCAATCTGGCATGNTGACCGAATTNTAGTAACAGGTACTGCTGAACAGTTATCTGAAATTACTGGATTAAGCAAAAACATTATCTGGGATAGAGCTAGGAGCTTATGGATTGATTCAAAAGGACGACAGTTTAGGTATGTGGAGGAGAGATAATGGATCTCATTACACAATACAGTGACATCATCCTCAAGAAAATCATGATGAAGATTCAGAAAGATAAAAAATCAAAAGAACGAGCTGAATTAGTTAAGTTAGAAATGGCTGAAACAGGAGCAGGAGTGCGAAGTAGCAGGCATTGGAAAGCAGCAGCAAACATTGAATTTTATTACAACGAAATTCAAAAAGGGTTCGATCAGATGCGTGAGCTGGATCGGCAAACAAATTGGAGCAAGAAACTTCATCAAGATCGTTTCAAATTTGTAGAGAAGTATAAAGAAATATTAGAAGAGTATTTGAGGAGGACAGCAAATGATAAAAAAACTCGTTCAATTCAGCATGGATTTATATGATATCGAATCAGGAGCAACACTATCTGTGGAATCGGACCATCTAATCATAAATTTTGGTGGAAAGCGCCAGATTATTTTGTGGGTAGTTGATGATGTACTGTTTCCAGAAATTGTTCATGATTTCGAAGAATCAAAAGCGGTTGAGTTTGAAATAGTGAAAAAAGTAATGGAATTGATTGAAAAATACGAGGAGGACAGCGAATGATACCGAAGTTTAGAGCGTGGGATAAACGAAAGAACGTAATGAGAGATGTAGCCGTCTTGCATTTTACTAAAAACGGCAAAACAAACTTTATTGAATATTGGATAAATCCTACCGAATTGAAATCATATCACGTGCGAAACATCGACCTCATGCAATCCACAGGAATGAAAGATAAGAATGGTGTGGATATATTTGAAGGGGATATAGTATTAGTCAGCGTGCGAAATGGCTTCGATTACTTAGATAATAAAGTCTGTATTGTCAAAAATTCAATAGATTATTCCGGATTAGTTTGTGCCACTGTTGATGAAGACTTAGAGTATCAAATTTTTAACACAGAGCTGTTTGAAGAATACACGTACGAAGTCACCGGAAATATATACGAGAATAGCGAGTTATTGGAGGAACAGCGATGAATAAACAGGAAGCAATCAAAAAGTTAGAAAGTATTAAAGCGATAGGAAATGATGCAATAGCTGCTTGCTATAACGAGAGTATAAATTCAGGTATTACGTTAATGAAAAAAATAGACGAACCGCAGAAACCAGTTATTCCACAACTCGTGGCCGGTTGGCTTGAGAAATCTACGGACCCTTTTACAAAAGCTGAAAAAATAGCGTATTTAATCAAATCTAAAGATGGTGATTCATATTATTTCTGTGATTGGTTTGTACGAGATGGCATAGTGACGCAAGAGCAAGGAGAAGAATTACTCGCTTGGGCAACAAGACAATCATATGAAACACTATTGAGCCTATACAACGGCTACGAGGTTGAGAAAGAGCCGTTATGGGCAATAAAGAATGCCGATGGAAACTATCTTACTAAATGTGCTTTATGGGGAAAAGATGGAGTAAATTATAGTTTTGAATGCAATCCATCTCATCGATTGCTTTTCACTGATAAAGCAACAGCGGATGCTGCAGCATTGTTGGTGAATGGAACAGTGGAAGAGGTGGTAGAAGGATGAAATATAGAAAGAAACCAGTAATCATTGAAGCGGTGCAATTTAATCGATCAAAAGCGGAAAGGGATGTTGCAAAGTACTATCCGATGGTTACAGATATGGCTAGATTAACTACAGCGAAAGGAACCGAAGAAAGTGAAGGCAGATTTTTCATTTCTACTTTAGAAGGGAATATGACTGTTAAAGATGGAGACTATATTATTCAAGGTGTGGAAGGCGAATTTTATCCATGTAAGCCAGATATTTTTGAAAAAACATATGAGGCGGTGAAAGGATGAGCAGACCTCTAATGCTCCATATACCAGACGGAACAAAGGCAATTGCAATTAGTATTGTTGCTGAACGAAAAGATGGCGGTTTGGCGTTGACCACAAAAGGTATTGATACCAAACAGATTTTAGAAGGCAGAGATGTCGAGATAGAGATCGATGAGGAGGAAGCGGAATGAATGTTCAAGTTTATTTAAAAAGAGATTTGGCCAGGTTTCCTCGAAGCTGGGATGAATATTCCTGCTCATTCGAGGCAGAAGAAGAGAGCTATCTAATGTCTGCTAACATGATAGAAATTACAAGAGATGATGCGGATGAGTTTGATAAAAAAAGATCATGGTACTCGGTTTCGAATCCAATGTATACGGCTGTAATAGAAGATTATCATATATCCGACAGATTTATTCTGGTTGATCTAGAAAGACCTAAGAAACGAATTAAACAGTATAGACGTTGCGGGTTTTCAACAAAGAAATGGTGAAAACAAAACAGAGGTGAAGAAAAATGAACAACAGACATCGCAGAATAACAAAACTAAGAAAACAGGAACTGAATGTACTAAAGACAAAGTTTGAAAAAGAATATGGAATTTCAGCAGAAAAAACATATAAAGCGGCAAGTCAGTTTGTTGCTGATGTAAGTGATGCTATTCGTAAGTTTGGAATTTCGATATTAAGTGATGATCGTAAATTGGAGGAAAAAGAATGAAACTAAAAGACGGATTTTACGCTAGTAGTCATGGTATCGGCGGTTTAATGCTAGATATGCCGACAAAGAACCCTAAAACACGTAAGAAACCTAAAGTCAAAGTCGGTGACATGGTTCGCTGTGAAGCTGAAGAGTTCATCTATCCGTTTCGTGGATATGTAGAGCATCTCTATAATCACTCAGCGATCATTCGTATTGAAAACACGATGGAA